ACTTGCCAGTGATTTTTGATGGTTCGTAGCGATATTCTGCATATCGTTCTTGGTAGCCGAATACGAGTTCGTCGTTAGCTGATGCATCAGCCCATATTTCCTTATTAAGGATTGTTTGTTCGCCGATGTTACCTAGTACTGGGTAGTAGTAATCGTAGCGAGTTTGACGCGAGAAGCGTCTATTTAGTCCTTGTTGATATGTTAAGTCTGCACGAACGGAGATTAATCCGATGATGACTCCGTGTTCTGTAAAGGATTTTGTGAAGCCATGATTGTGTAGATTGGCAGTTCCTTGTGCAGTTAGTGTACCTTGAGGTGATGCGGCAGTTGATTCAGAGGTTTGCTGAATTGGTGAGATATCTACCATTGATGATCCACCGCCTAGGTATTCACTGCGTTGAAGTCTTGAGTCTGGAGAGGTTACGCCAAAGTGTGAGCGAATGATTTCTGTATATCTTGTGCCCGAGCGAGCATCGCGCTCTAATAAGCGTTGTATTTGAAAGGCTTGGCGTAGTTGGTTGATTGTTGCAGATGTTGCTGACGATAAGTCTGCATATAGCATGTTTGCGTCTGCAGTTGTACCCGTGTTTGCATATGTATAATAACTATTCGCAGCTAAAGCATGATTAGCTGTATCAATATTAGGTAATAGAATTCCATGTCCGTCTGTATAAGTGCTACCCGTAAGATAAGAAGAATTATCAGAAGCGACAGGCGCTTTTAATCCTAAAGGAAGATTAACGGAATCGCCTTTTTGCGCCCATGGTAGTGCTGATGTGAAATAGTCGTGTCTTTTGCCACGTTTTAGTAGTGTGTAGTCGTTTGGATTATCTGGGCCATTATCTTTATCTACTGTTACAGAGTCTTGAAGGTTTTCGTCACGAAACCATTCATTATAAATTAGGTTGTATGCTCTGTGATATAGTGAAATGTGTTCTAGGCCAGATACTTGAGTTGGTATTCCGAAGTAGTCGTGTAGTGATTCATTAGCATAGCCAGTACCAGTTGAAGTCATAGTAGGTACTGTGAAGTCGATAGAGTCTGCGGGGTTGTCTTGTTGACCGTGGAATTTTTTAAAGTTGTCCCAAAGTAATCTATTGGGTACGAAAAAATAGTGTGTTTCCATGAACATGTTGTCCATTAGAGGGAATAGGGGTGTTGCTAATCGTGCGAAAGCAGTCGTGCGTAAGTTAAATGTATCACCAGGTAGAACTTCATCGGTGAACATTGGAACTAAGTTTCCCGCATCAAATGTAGTTTTTAAGCCGTGTGAACGGTCGAATTTTGAGCGTTGGATATCAGCTTTTGGAATTTCGCTGAACTTGTGTGACATGACTGACTTCATAGTATTACTCCGTAATTGTTAGTAGTTCATTGCATTTAGCAAGAACATTGGGGGTTTTTAGCATTGTTATAGTAGCCGTGCAGTCGTCCCATTCACCTAAGTGAAATAGGGTATAGTCTGCCGGATTTTGGTTGAATTGATGATCTTGAGTATTGACAGCGTTTTGTATTGCCCGTTTTGCGACGTTGTCGTTTTCTAAATAAACGGGAGGTAAATAAGCTTGTGCCGCTTGGTCATACATTGAATAGATATTAAGTTTCATAATTTTCCTTTGAGATAGTTTTAAGTAATTAATTAGATTGTTCGTATTCACGATACAGTTTTCCTATCTGCGCAGTTTTTACGATCTCTTTGCTTGCGAGGCGATCGGGGGTATTATCTTTAGCGTGTTTTTGCATATTTTTGACCCTCTTTTGTTTTATTATATCGAATTTTTCAGGTTCGTTGTTTTGATAGATTGTATCATAGAATTTGGGGACGGTGCGTTCTTTTCCTTGCATTACGACAGAGTCGTTTGGAAAGACGTCTTTTCCCCATTTTTCGAACCATGCACGGGCGATGCCGGGTTTTCTAGACATAGTTGTGTATTCTGGTAAGAGGGGGAATGCTTCCCCGGTTTTACGGTCTACGTGTGTGTATTGTTTTTGATGGCGTTCTTTAACGCCGGGTGAAGATTTATCGGATAAGTTAAGTTTTTTTAGTAAGTATCTAGCGACATATCCTGCGGAGTCGTAGGTTACGGTACCGATAGTTGAGAAGCCTTGAGGCCATAGGCGTTCTAGTTCTGGTGAGGTATATAATTTTGTTCCTCGTTTAGTTTTCCATAAGGTAGTGTCTTTAAATTCATGATTGAATATTATTGCGTGATAGTGAGGTCTGGCGACGTAGTTATTGAATTCTGTAGGTTCGCCATATTCTCCGCAATGGTAGAATCTTATGGTTTTATTAGAGTGTGCTTTTCTAAGGCGTTTCATGAAGAGCTGAAAGTCGCGTTTATTTAAAGAAAAGTCTTTAGGTAGGTTTTCGTTGTTGTAGGTAAGTGTGATGAAGCAATTTTTTTCATAGAGAGATGCTTCGTGTACGCATCGTATTGCCCATTGTTTAGACCTTTCGAGTCTACAGCCAGTGCATTGGCCACAAGGTAGGGAGAGAGGTGCTGCAATATTCGTGTATTGTCCATTTTTATTAAAGGATAGAGTATTACAGTCTGTTCTGCGGTAAGCCTTTAGCGGGTGATAGCAAGGCATGACTTATAGTCTAAGTCCACCGCGTTGAATTGGTGCAGTAGAATTAAACTTATGAGTTTTATCTACGGTTTTTTTGAAGTATTTACGAGATTTTGATTTAGATAGTTTTGTTCTACGTTTCATGGTATTTCTCCGTTGGTTTATTTGATTATAGCTTGTCGATGTCAAGTTGTTTTAATTTCTTTTCAAGAAATTTAGTTAGTAAAGGAATTAGGGTTGTTTTTAGCATTCCTAGTAGTATTTTTATTAGTAAGTATTGCATTATTTTTTTGTTCCTTTTTTAGTTTTTTTTAATGGAGTTCCACCTATACGGTGTCACTCCATACAGTTACATCAAGTGGTAACTGTTTTAGGCGCGTCTTCGACGCGATCTACCGATGGTTCCTGCGGAGCATTTCCGCTTGCGCTATTCGCCTTCGGCGGGTTCGCTTCGCTCACAATTGATTCAGAAGAAGTAGTATTTACTTCTGGTGACATGATGCCCATTTTGCGCATTTCTGCGTAGTTTTCTTCATTAGATGTGAAGTCTAAGAAGGTAGCAGGATCATTGTCGAATTGATTTCTGATTTCCGATGGAAGATCATTAAACATTGTATTCGCGTTTGCGATAATGTTTTGTGCGGCATGATAGTCGACGGAAGTTGCGTCGCCATATTGGCCTTCGTTTTGTGTAGCCATTAGAGCAATTTGCTCTGGAGTATGGCGTTTGATGATGAGATTGATATCACATTCATCTTTTTGATGTTGTTGAGTTCGGCCGTCGTCTTGGTCGAATTTGATTTGATATCGTTTTGTTCCGTTTGTTCGTTTCATTTTTTATTCTCCTTAGCGGCCGTAGCCTGGTTTATATGAGCGACGGGTTAAGCCGTCTTTACGTGGTGGGTGAAGTATTGTATTTCTTTCTTTTTCTTTTTTTAGATTATAAGCTGAAAAAGCGCTATCGCGTTTGTCTACGACAAATTCTTTGAAGTCTGCGAGTGGTTTAGTTCCGATTGTTTTGGCGGGTACACCGCCTTTAAGTACCTCGGTTTCCTCGTTGAGTTTATTGATTTGTGCTTGTAGAAGTTTAGTAGTCATAGCTGAGTTTACTTCGTTTTCTATTTTGGCTTGTGCGCCGCCAGATGCGGACGCGCCTTTACCTCCAGTTCCTGAGAGTAAGGGATTTAAGCCAGCTTTTTTGAGGTCTGCGACCTCATATTGATGTGCTTTTTGTGCCATTTCTCGTTGGAAGTCCATCGAGCGTGCCGCTTGCGCGGAGTTGGCTTTATTAGCGGAGCGTTGGCCGAGGAAGCCTGCAGCGGCTCCTAGCCATTGACCTCCGGTTATTGATGATAGTAGACTCATTAGAAGTGATCCATCATGCCAGGAACGGCATAAATTGGCATTGGTCTAGCACATGACAATTGGTGATAGCAGTCGAGAATGAATTCTGGTTCGCTTGGTACAGCAACGACACGTGCTATTGGAGGAGTTTCTTTAATAAAGGTATCCCCGAGTACGGGTAGAGTGGCGAAGTCTTGAGATAAGTGCCAGCCGTCTAATGACGCGGCATCATTTGATCTGAACTTGCCAGTGATTTTTGATGGTTCGTAGCGATATTCTGCATATCGTTCTTGGTAGCCGAATACGAGTTCGTCGTTAGCTGATGCATCAGCCCATATTTCCTTATTAAGGATTGTTTGTTCGCCGATATTACCTAGTACTGGGTAGTAGTAATCGT